CTGGTTATCTTTGTACATCTTATTTACCAAATCCTTTGCCGTATCATATCCCTTCAACATATCCGCTGGATTTTTCGCACCCACAATCTGAATGTTTCCACTTTTGGAGAGAATCAACGTCATGTTCTCTATGGGCATGTAGAGAAATGGGGAAAGCTCTGGTTCGTACGACGCCGCACCGGTCAAGTCATAGAGTCCTTGTCTTCTCGCAATTTCAGCCATGTTCTTAAATTGTCCATTGATCCTGAACTGACCACTGAGATTGTTGTAGGTGAAAGGGTTGTAGAAGAAGGGTTGCTTCTCAGTGTACTTTTCGATGATGAAACGACGAATGAGTTCGGGTTGGTTACTAATGTTAGTTCCGACAAATCCACCTGAAAATCGAATCTTACCATTACGATAAATGTTCACAGTAGACCCCTTACTTTCTGTGTCATTGGACAAAGTCAACATCATCTGAACACTGAAAAAGTTCTTGTTGAGAGCACCTTTGGGTCCCAACTCTTTCGTGTGTGAAAACCCAGTTTTAAATTGACCATACACACCCCTTATCTCCAAAGTGTCTAAATAAAGACCCTCACCGATGGGAGTTTTAGATAAAGGCTTTTTCATGAGAATCTTCTTGAGATCCACGACTGTCTCTTTTTGTCCAAAGCCAGAATCTACAGTGGCATTAAACATACCTGGGTTAAACTTACTGAACTGAAGAGGTGTGTTAGGTTCGAATAGAGCTCTCATGTTATTCTCGGTCAAGTTGGGTGTGACATCTGAAAATTCGTTATCTAACGGAGAATTGTTTTCAAATTGTTTGAAAGCACCTTCATATGATCGATTGTTCACTAGGTTTTCTTGAAGGCGTCTAGGAACCTGTACTTGACGCGGAACAGGTCGTACTGGACGTGGGGGTGTTCGTAAAAAGGAGGGGCGTCGAGCTCTTTCGGCGCGTTCGAGTTCCATCTCGAGTTCTCTCGCGAATTCATCATTCGAATTCGAGTTAGAGTTCGGACTTTGAACCTGTACTCCAGACTGCCTGACAAATTCTTTGACACTCTGGTTCATATTACTATTGGTTAGGATTTTTTTAAAAGTCCTTGGAAAAGCTTGCATTATCAATCACCACATCGACACCATAAATGACGGGTTGTGATGGGTAGTAATCACCATTATAAGTCACTTCAGCGTTGCGAACTTCCAAATCTCTCGAACTGAATGGACCCACATAGAAGTCTGGATTGAACTTCTGCTTTCCGAGATTGTTAGCTTGGCAATGTTGATTGAAGATCTGTACGAAGATCTTCTGGGGTACAAAGAGGTCTTTGCCAAACTTGACATTCGTGGACTCCAAAAAGTTGTGAAGGGTATTCGCAACCATAGCCACCTGCTTCTGGATAGCCTTGAAGTAGGGTGGAACTGCATTCCAAATGTCCCTGTCACGATACTTGTTCGAATAATCGAGATAGGCTCTCACACACTTGAGAAGAATGATCGGGAGTTCAGACTCAAGTTTTTTATCCAGGTGTGGATCCGCTTCACGCACCTGCTTAGTAAAGTTCCATGCGAGGATACGACGAAGAACGGAACCCGAGTTATCTTTCCAGTTTGGAACTTCGTTACCAGCGAGTACACCTGGAACCTTCCATACCATGGAAGTCGCCGTCTTATTCTTTACGGCGACGGATACACTCTCACCGGAGACGATCGACTGAAACTCAGCCTGCTCTAGGGCGAGATCCGCCTTAATCTCTGGGGCTACGAACATGAAAGAATCCTTGATGGCAGAGAGACCAAACTTACGCTCGATGTTGTTTGCGAGTGTACCAACATCTTCCTTCTCGTAAAACTTCTCGAACACCTTGGTCAAGAGAGTGGACTTACCAGATCCGGCGATACCCTTGAAGAATGGAATTACCTGCCAGCTGTCGAGTTCTCCAACATCGTAACACAGACGTCCACCCATCACATACGCCCAGTTGCACACCTCTGGTTCGAACTGTTGGTAATGGAGTACCCTGTCGAAGTGAGGGGTTGGGATATCTTGCCAGTTCTCGATGTGAGAAAAGTCATCAAACTGTTGATCGAAATATTTACAGGCGATGATAGTGGGATCGAGGCAGGCAAACTCCTTGCTCTCGTAAGGGTAAAAACGACAGTCGTACACTCCACGGTCGGGCACCCACTCCTTGCCAACGAAAACGCCATTCTTGAAAGACCAAACATGACGCCTCTTCACAATTTCGGGAAACTGGGGATCAACGCAAGTAGAGATATTTTCGACAACATCCCTGAATACAGAACCACGGCTCGTGAAGTTCTTCCAATTCTTGAAGTTGTCATCCTTCTGTGCGATGGTGTACACGAACTGCTTAATTTCAAACCTCGGAACCCAAGCACGAGTGCCATAGCGATCGATCGTCTTAATCTCCTCACAACACTGACCCTTGTATCGCCTGTATCCACAATTGTACAACTGATCGAGAGTATACAGGAGACACTTTTGGTAGGGTGTACACTCCTCAACTTCATCTTCATCCATAGTGGATGGGTCCGAGTTCGAACTCACTTGTGGGAGAGCGGTAGGGTTGACGACACGCTCATAGGAGATGTAATGTCTTCGAATGTTTTCATAACCATCAGTCAATTGTTTCAGAACATTGTTGATACGCTTTACGGGAGTGACACCCTCATCTGACATTTCCTTATCCATCTTGAGTTCCGATACATGATTTTTTAATTCTACGAGAAAACGACGCTGCTTTTCGCGGATACCTTTGATGGCTAAAATGTCGATTCTTTCGGCGACAGGGTTGTTGTTTTCATCCCAGTTATCAGCGTGAATGAACTGACGATACCCAAGTTCGCGAGCATTCCTATAATCTTCTGTCCTCAGATCCCAGTGTAACTCAAACTTACTGATCGTGTCGATCACTTGTTCAACGTTCATCGATTGGATTTGTTGTTTCTGCAACTCGGCGAGTGCTTCATACCTATTAGGTTCTCGATCGATGAAGTGAGTATCTTCCATTTACTTATTTACAATTTTTTCCTCTAAGCAGATTTCAGCTCACTGAAAATCTTTATAAGAATTTTGTTTTGGGTCTGAAGTTGGTGACCAATGGCGACTAGAGCAGAGCATACCGTGTCACCATCTGGGGTCGCCATGAGGGACGTCATGAGACTGGCGATGTCCAAGCCTTCATCCTCATCGTCTTCCTCGTCGTCGAAGTCGACAACCTCTTCATCCTCGGTAATGGAAAGTTCCTCCTCTTCATCAGACACAATCTCACCTTCCTCAATCTCATCTTCGGGAATTTCTTCAGGCTGTTTCGACATTTATTCTGGACTGAGAAAAATTGAAGTCGAGAAATGCGCATTCTCCCAAAATTATTTTCTCTGTATATAGTACAAAAACTCTCAAAATGGCTGGCGGTCTCATGCAACTCGTAGCGTACGGTGCCCAGGATGTTTACCTTACCGGTAACCCTGAGGTGACCTTCTTCCAGGCGAAATACAAGCGCCACACCAACTTCGCGATGGAGAACATCGAGCAGACCGTCAACGGTACTGCCGCGAACTCCGGCCGCGTGTCCGTCACTGTTGCCCGCAACGGTGATCTCGTCGGTGACATGTACATCGAACTCGAGTCTGATGTCGACACCTCGCAGCTTGCCTGCTGGGTGGCCGAGCGTGCCATCAACAACGTTGAGCTTTCCATCGGTGGTCAGCGCATCGACAAGCACTACCAGAAGTGGTGGCGTCTGTACTCCGAGCTCTACCTCGATGAGTCCAAGAAGGCCACTTACGGCAAGATGACCACTGCCATCAACGGCAACACCGTCTACCTTCCCCTCTTCTTCTTCTTCAACCGCAACCCCGGTCTCTACCTCCCCCTCATTGCCCTCCAGTACCACGAGGTCCGCGTCGACATCGACCTTGCCTCCGACTTCTCCACCTACTGCAACACCTCCGTGTTCAAGGTGTGGGCCAACTACATCTACCTCGACACCGAGGAGCGTCGCCGCTTCGCCCAGAAGGGTCACGAGTACCTCATCGAGCAGGT